ATCGATTTGGCCAACGAGACAGCGCTTACCATCGACCAGTTCGCGTCAGACCCGCAAAACTGGGGCAACACGGGTGCGACCTCGTCACGCTCAACCATCCTCCTCGCCACCGCCGAGGGCCCGATGCGTGCAGCTCGGGATAAGATGACCACCGCAATGCTCACCGCCCCTGAGACTGTTTCGTCCATTCTACGCTCCCCTTACGTTTTCCAGTCCAACAAGGTCATTATGAAGCGCGAGACTGCTAAGGTGCGCGCCGTCGTCAATTCTGATGATACGGTCTACCTCAAGATGCATTATGTCGCGTCGTGGTTGGAACGTGCCCTTCGCGGCAACGCCGCCTCGACACTATTCATGTCTGAGTCTCAGCGCCAGCGAATGTGGCAGAACCTAGCACGTGAGGTTGGTGTAGTTGGCGTGCGCATGCCTCTCGACCAGTCACACTTTGACTGGCAGCAGAACCGCCGCATGATCCGAGTTGTGTGTGAGGAGATTGAGCGCGTCATCGCACAGCGCGCCGACCCCCGGGTCCGCGAGGACTTGCTCCTGGTTGCTCGGTCCATCACCTTTGCCCTGACGCATGGCGGAGTCGTCCGTTTCAGCTCCCGCCTGGCGATCCCCATTGAGAAGGGTGTGATGAGTGGCTGGCGCTGGACTGCGCTTATCGACACGCTGATGAACATTGGCGAGCTTCACGCTGCCCGTACGCTTGTCGGAGACTGGGTGGGTCACGACCCTGTCCTCTCCTTCGTAGCACAAGGCGACGATGACGAGATCAGCTGCCCTAGCCTCGGTGACGCCGCTCTGCTTTGTGAGGCGTATCGCGTCCTGAACTTCGAGGTCAACCCTGGTAAGTTCTGGATCTCGCATGATCGTGACGAGTTCCTCCGTATGGTCATCACACCTGGCCAGGTCCGGGGCTATCTGTCGCGTGCTCTGAACAACATCCTCTGGCGCCCGCCCGTGAACGCAGACCCCCCGCCCGGCGAGATTTCTCTCCGTGCCCAGCTTGCACAGTGGAACCTTGTCTGTTCCCGTGGTGCACATCCTGACCGTGCCTGGGCCCAGATGCTCCGTGATATGGTCGGGCGCAACGCCATCCCCAGGCGCACCATCCTGCAGTACTTGTTCACTCCTGCGCCGTATGGTGGTGCTGGCGTTCTTATCCAAGGTCAGACGTGTTTCGGAAATAAGGCTATCCTCCAACCCCAGCAGGAGGTTGGCTTCCGTGTGGTTTCCCAACTCCCAGGCGTAGCCCGCGTCAGGGAGTGGCTGACCGCCCGCGGTTTGCCAATTCGTATCCTTCACAGGTCAGTCAACGCGCGTATTCCACGCCAGGGTCTCAGGCGTCGTCCATCACCACCAGAGGTGAAGGTCGTAAGTGTCCGCAGTGCCCGTCCCCCACTGCCGAGCATTCACGGTCCTCCGCTCCCGCGAGTGGCGAAGGATGTGCCTGAGTTCCTGCGCACTCAGCTCGTGGCAGAGTTGGCGTATGCCGACTTCGACACTCTAGCACTCTATTATGAACCCGCCTCGCGCGGCATTCTCGAGCATTGGCGTAAGCACCTGACTCGTAACGCTTTCCGCGATTTGCTCGGAGATCAGTTGCCGCTTCAGCAGCCAACCGTGTGGGGCAGGGGCAGCGAGGAGACGTCAGCAGTGTGGACTGGGATCAAGCACTCCATCCTCCTTGAAGCGTATCATCGCCGCAAGGTCTCCATTGGATGGTTCAGATCCAAGGCGACTGGAGCAGTCGACCAGGTCCTGGCCGGCCTCGGGGTGCGTGCAGTGTACACTGGCTGAACTTGCGGCGTTTTCGGGTAGGCCTCAGCGCCAGGTGAAAGGGGTACTCTTAGTACTCGTGACAGCCCGTCCTTGCAATAGGCGAAGTGCCCGTACTTTTTCTCTATTTGGGTCGTTTTCAACGTGTCCGTACTGCGACACAGCTTGCCGTTAACGAAAACAATAAAA